CCTGCTGGACTGATGGCCAAGCAAAACACACGCGCCGGCAAGCTTCGCGTGCGCTACTACCTGCAAGCGCACGATGGGACCACTACCGACCGGGGGCAGCGGGACAACTCCGAGGACAACTGGGATACGGAGGCCACGATCTGGGGCAGCCTCGAGACGCTCAGCGGGACGGAGTTGGAGGCGGCGAACAAGCTCTACGCCGAGGCCACGCACCGGGTGCAAATCCGCTACCGCGCCGGGGTCACCCCCCAGCACCGTTTGCAGACCAAGCGGGACGAACGGATCTTGCACATCGGCCACGTGGCCGATCCGGAGCACCGCCACCGGCAACTGGTGCTGTTGTGCAAGGAGGAAGTGTAAGGGCCGAATATCGGACGGGGACCGGCATGGCGGACATTGGCGGGAAAACCGGGATACGCGTGGCCGGAGTCAACCACGCGGTGGCGGTCCTGAACGGGCTGGAGAGAAAGACGCAAAAGCGGATTCTCCCCAAGGCGGTGCGGGCGGCCGGGGCGCCTTTTTTGAAGGCGGCCCGGCGGCGGGCGCCCAAGGCCAACCGCCTATTGTCGCGCAGCCTGGCTCTGGTCATGCGGCGCTACAGCGGATCGGTGCTGGTGGTGATCGGCCAGGAAAAGACGAAGCGGTTTGACAAAGCGAAAACCAAGATTAAGCGTACCGGAGGTATCAGCGGCCGCGGGGAACTGACACCGCTGCACCTGGTGGAGGAGGACGTAAAGCCGCACGCCATCCGGCCCCGGGCCGCCAGGCGGCTGGTCTTCCAGGCGGGCGGGAAAACGGTCTATGCCACCGAGGTGCACCACCCGGGCCGCCGCGGTGATCATTTTGTGCGGGCCGCCGCGGCCGCCAGCGAGGCGGAAGGGGTCCGGCAGTTTGGCGTCAAGTTAACTTTGGAAGTAATGAAGGAGGCGGCGGCCAGTGGCGCTGGGTCCTGATCTGAAAACGCTGTTTGAGGCCCAATCGGACATTTCCGACCTGGTGGGGACGCGCTGCCACCAGAACCGGGCGCCCGAACAGTACGGGGGCGCCTATTTGTGGTTCGCCCGCCGCAGTATCCAGCACGCGGACACGATCGACATGGCCGCCGGATCCGGGGCGGTCCCCTTTCGGCAATCCTTCGACGTGGAAGGGATCAGCAAAGACGGCGACGAAGCCATGGCTTTGGCCGATGCGGTGCTGGCCCTGCACGCCCACCGGGGCGCGGTGGGGGACGGGACGGTGCAGGGGATTTTCGTTTATGACCGGACCGACGATTACGTCCCGCGGGGGCTGATGGCGGACGAAGCGCTGGAGTACTCGGCGCTGGAAATGGAAATTGTGGGCTACGTGCCCGGGAGCTAACCGGACTTTTTCGAGGGGATACCGCCACCATGGCCACTAAACATATTGCGCTTGGAACGATCTTGAAAACTGACATCGCATCTGATGGCGTATTCGTCGCCCACACCTTGGTGGAGCAGATCACGCCCCCCAACCGGACGCGCGAAGAGATCGACGCCAAGGTATTAGGCGATACGCTGGACGTGCCGCTGACCGGAATCGAAGGCGTCAGCCGAATGGAGCTGGTCCAGCACTGGGAGCCGGACGACACTGAACACGAGAACTTGGATACCGCCTTCGATGCGAACGCGGAATATGACTTCCAGATTGTGACTCCGCACGATACGCCCATCACCGACGAATTTAGCGGCAAGGTGGTCAACCTGGGCCCGGAAACCCTGGAGCCCTCCGGGGCCTACAAGCGATCGGTGACGATCCTTCGAACCTCCGATATTACCCGCAGCTAACGCGGCGGCGCTTTTCACCGTCAAATCAAAATCAGGAACCCGAAACTATGAGCGAAGCAAAAGCGAAAACCGACACCACGCTGGACGCCGGCGCGCCGGCGCTGGCGATCGAACCGCTGCCGGGCGATGTACCACGATTTATTGAGGCCAAGATCCCCGAAGTGGGCGGGCTGGTGCGGATCTATCAGCTGACGCCGGAGCAGCGGCTGGCCTTCCGGCACCGGCTGCTAACGATGGGGATCCGATCCGCGGAGGCGGTCCAGGTCCCGAAGGAGAATGAGCCGGACCACAAACGGCACCGGCGGCACCTGGTCAAGCTGGTGCAGGCCAGCGCCCGGGCCGCCAAGGGGCGCCCCCACCTGGTGGCGCCCGGGGATCCGGGGTTTCGGCTGCTGTGGCTGATGCCGGACCCGGACCTGGAGGCCTTGGCCCGGCTGGTGGTGGAACTGAACCGTCTCTTTGGCTAACCGATTTTCGTAGGTTTATTTCCACCCGGCGCCGGTGCGCCGGGTGTTTTTGTGTGGGGCGCAGAATTCAGGCGACTATGGCCACGCACTACTATCTCGGCCCTTGGAAATGGGGAGCATTGGACGCCGACGATGACGGCGAACAATGGCACCCTCCAAGAGAATATTCTGCACTGGACCTGCGACCGCTCCCGTTGCAGGCCCGGAGAGGCGGAACGCCGGGGTATGGTTTATTTGTCGGTGAGGGGCTGATAGCCGACGCATCCTATGACCTGCTGGGGAGCGGCGATTGGAGCGAAATAGCAACTACGGAGCGACTGCTCACAACGTTACAGGCCGCTACGGGGCGACGTCTTGAGGGCACAAATTTGAAGGAGTTGCTGGTCGATCTATTTACCGCACAAGCCGACCCCTCCGGTGATGCAGGCCCCAGGCCGTTAATGCCTGGACGCAGGGGATTGCGACTGGTAGTTGGAAAAAAAGTCTACGCACGCTCGTTTGATTCGAGGGATCCGCATTTTCCCGTGGTTGCGGACATGAACCGGCGGGCGATCGCAGATTATTGGTCTGATGTTGTCGCGGATCGCAGAACGGCAGACCAGGCCCGGAAAATACTCGGCGGCATGCTTCGCAAATACGGCCTGGACGACACGGAGTGGGAGCAATTTGTCCCGCCGGATTTGCGCGACGACATCATCGGTCCACTGGAACCCACAACGACCCTGACGGAATCGTTTAATAAATCCGATAGCGGAACCCTCGGACCGGACCAAACCTGGACCGAAGTGTCTGGCACTTGGTCGGTCGTAAGCAATCAATGCGTCGGATACAGTGGTTCTGCTCGTGCCGAGGCGGATGTCAGTTCCTCCGATATGCACGCCTTGGCTGATCTTCATGCGGTATCCAGCTATCAGCAAATGGGGCCTGCGGCAAGATTTTCGTCGTCTGCGGAGACGTACTATACGGCACGGTTCCGAAACAACACCCACGCAGTCTACGTTTACAAAGTAGTTTCTGCCAGTGCGACACTTCTTGATTCCCAAGGCAGCATCGTAGATTCGTTTCCGGACGAACTGAAACTGACGGTTGACGGCAGTGATCTCGATGCTGACTGGAACGGCGTGAACAAGGTGTCAACCACCGATTCATCAATCACGACTGGAACGCGCGGTGGAATCAGCGCAACGAGTGGCAGTCATACGTGTGACGACTGGGAGGCGGAGGATCTTGGTGGGGCGCCAAGTGTATCGCCCTGGTTCTTTCAAAATCAGATCGTCCACCGCAAGCGGAGAAACGCATAATGCGACTGGTCAAAGCGAACCAAGCCACCGCTGCAAAACGGCGCGTCTATTTTGATTGCCGGGACGCTACCGACGGAATAACCGCGGAAACCGGGGAAGCGAGCGGCCAGCCACAAATTAGCACCAACGGCGGCAGCTGGACGAATACGGGGATCGGGACGCTAAATGCGATTGGAAACGGGCGCTACTACGCGGACCTGACGCAAACCGCCGTGGCCACCGCCGGGGACGTGATTGAGACGCGCTACAAATCCACGGCGACCGCGGAAACGCCAGGCGATTCCGTGCAGGTGGTGGCTTTCGATCCGGATGATACGGTCCGCCTCGGTCTGACTGCCCTGCCGAACGCCGCCGCGGACGCCGCCGGCGGATTGCCGATCAGCGATGCCGGCGGGCTGGACTTGGATACAATTCTAAACCGGATCACCGCAAACGTGGCGCTAGCATCCGTCTGCACCGAGGCCCGCCTGGCCGAACTGGGGGCCGCCAATCTGCCGGCAGACGTTGATACTCTCGTTGCCCGCCTGACCGCAGCCCGGGCCGGGTACCTGGACAACATCAACGGCCACACCGCACAGACCGGCGACACCTACGCCCTGGCCAGCGGCGCCACCGGATTTGCGGCAATCGACACGGTGGTCGATGCGATCAAAGCCAAAACCGATTCTTTGACTTTTGACGGGTCCAACGTTCTGGCGGACGTAATGGCGATGGACGCCGGGGTGATCACCGCCACAGTGATTGCCACCGACGCGCTGGACGCGGACGCCCTGGCGGCGGATGCGGTGGCGGAGATCAACGCCACGGTGGATGCCGCGCTGGCGGACATCAACCTGGACCATTTGCTCAAGACCGGGGACGCCACGCTGACCAACATTGTCGAAGACAATACGGCGCTGGCCCACCTGATGGCGATCGGCGCCGACATCTCGGACTACGACGACTCCACCGATTCGCTGGAAGCGATCGCGGGAGCCGGGGGCGGCGGGGCGCCCACCGTGGAGCAAATCCGGGCCGAGATGGATAGCAACAGCACCAAGCTGGCTTCCATCGAAACGGACACCCAGGACCTGCAGACGCAGATCGGCACTGCGGGGGCCGGGCTGACCGCGGTACCGTGGAACGTGGCGGGGGCCGCCCCGGTCAACGCGGAAGTGGACACCGCGCTGGCGGACATCAACCTGGATCATTTGCTCAAGACCGGGGACGCCACGCTTACGAATATCGTC